GTAGTAATACGCCGTGGGATACACCGATGTCAGGTTCTTGATGGGCACGGCAGCCCAGGCGTCGTCCGTCAGGTTGTTGAGGTTCAGTTCCGGCGGCAGCGTTTGGCTGGTGTCTCGGACCTTGACTGTGATGTCTTGCGGCAACAGCGGGCGCGGGATATTGATCTCAGCACCAGACCCCACCGTGTAAGACGCTTTGTTAGAGGTCAGCGTCCACGTATACCGGGACTGGATATACGTGGTCAGACGCTCGTTCTGCCAACTCTCAATCATGTCGTTGAGACGTTGCAGACCGATGTTGATATCGTCCGCGCTGGGCGTGGCCCCGCGTTCCACCACCAACAGGCGTTGCAGGGCCGCAGTAATCAGGTCAGCCGCTGTCATGTTTTAGACCTCATAAAGCGCCACCAACTGCGTAGCGGTCGTGCCCGTGCTGTTAATGCGAATAAAGCGCACCGGCAGAATGTACCCAGACGCTACCGACAACACCGCGACATTGCCGTTTTCCAGTACACAGGCCACCGTGCCAGCCCCACCAACATAAACCGCATCGCATGGCACCGGCTTGGTGACCGTGCCAGTCGTGCCGTCTACGTTGACCGTATCGCTGGGCGTGAGGCTGACGCCTTTATTGTAAACACAATCAAAGCGTTGGAACGGGAGGATGGTCGCGGTCGGTTCTTCCGTGGTCAGGATGGCGTCACTGCCGGCAATCAGAAACGCGCCAGACGTCGCTATCACCACCCGCAAGGCCAATGGGGTGGCGGGTGCGCCAGTAATGGTGACCGAGCCAGTGGCTGCATTGAGCGCCACGCCTCGCGTCAAAAACACCGACGCGCCGGTAATGGCAGATGCCCCGGCGGTAGCCCCAAGTACGCGTGAGGCCCACATTCCCGCATCCACGCCCGTCACGCTATACGACCCCACGTCTGTGTTGAGACGACGTGTGGCCAGCGTCTGCGCCGACGTGCCTGTGATAGTGACTGTGCCAGCGGCTGCCGCCACCAGCCGTGCGGCCACGGTCAAGGCCGATGCGCCCGTCACGCTAAACGCGCCTGCCGTAGCCGCTACGTTTCGAGACGCCACCGTCGTTGCGGCAGACCCCGTGACAACGTAATGGCCTGCCAGCCCGTCAAGCAATCTTGAGGCAAGGACTGCCGCCGCGCTTCCCGTCACCGCAAGACTGCCGGCGATGGCATCTAACGAATACCCCGTGACTGCCGTGTAGGCGATCAGGACGCCGCACTCGTTCAGGATGGCGTCGGTGGCGTTGCCGGTCGGGCGGCCCATGCCTGCCGCGGGGTTGCTGGGGTACGTGGTGCTGGTCGCGGCAGTGTAGTAAATGCCCGCCCCACTGACAGTCCCCGAGCCTGGTGTGGCTGCTGACGCGTTGTCGTAGATCGTGTCGGTACTGATGCCCGACGCGTGCATCCACGACAACCGTGCCACCAGCGATTTCCCGGTGAGGTCCACGTCGCCGGTCGCCGCGTTTTCAATGGCAAAGTTTTCGATTTTTGAGCCGCCACTGCCGTTCATGCGCCGAGCGCCCGTCGTGGCCAGCGGTCGCTCGTTTACATAGATGCTGTTGCCGGTGCCGTAGCCCGAGTTGGTGGTACTGGTTGTCGTGTCGAACGTGTTGGTCGAATTGGCGTTTGGACGCTTGGCCGTGATGCGAATGTCGCCGGTGTCGCCACTCGACCCGTCATCGATATAGATGTCGTCCACCCACATGTTCCAGTTCGCGCCAAAACCAGACGGCGCTTCCCACGAGACGTTGTTGGGTGCCGTGAGGGTCAGCGTTCCAGACGACGACGACACTTCAAGCACACCATCGAGATAGACGTCGAAACTGAACGTGGTCGCATTGGTAATGGTGTAGACCAACGTGATCCGATACCACGTATTTGCACTGATGGTCGTGGTCCCCGTGACGCCGGTCACGCCATTTATCGCGGCAATACGTAGACGTCCGGTCGATTGCAAGCCAACCTGAAACACGGCCGAAGTGGATGACGTGCGGATATAAAACACGCCGCTGGACGCGGCGGGAACCGCGTCGAACCGCCACCAGAATGAGCATCGTCCGGCGCTTCCCAGTACGCCCGGTGTTCTGGCGCTAGCGGTGACGGCGGGACTCCCTGTCGACAGCTTGAGTGAGCGACTACCCGTGTGCGACTGATCGCTGCCGCTGGCCACCGTGCCGCTCGTTGACGAGAAGAACGACAAGTCCTGCGTGGCGTCGGTGCCCGACTCCATCCAGATGGCACTGGCCATCAGTCAGCCCACCAGTTCGCGGGGATCGTTTCGCCCACGTTGGCCGTGAGCACGGTCAGGCGCAGCGGGTCGAGCGAGAACACATGTACCGCTACCTGATAGTGGCCATCCGCGGATTGCCGCAACCAGTTCGTGACTGCGGTCTCTGCTGCGTAGATGGTGTGCGGGTTGGTCGGGAGATTCGACCACGGGAACACACGCGCGCCTTGCGACCCATCCTCGAGTCGCAGGGCGTCAGTGTCGATGCGGATCGAGCGAACTGGTGGCATCGCCGCGTTATTGCGGTGGTGGAGTGGCGTGGACGCCCAGCCGTCCTGGTTGCACGCGCCATTCAATGACCCGCACCCCGCAGGCCCGACACGAGACGACACGCATCGTCTCAGTGTTTACGTCGAGACGCTGATTCTCCGCGTCCGCGCAACACGCCCGCATTAGGACACCGTGAACAACGTCCCGCTGGAGACACCGCTGTTGAACTTTACCGTCAGCGATTCCCCATCGGCCAACGTTAGCGCACTGCCGTAGTCCCAATATCCCACCAGCGGTTTGTTCGGGCTGGTTTGCGTGGCGTTATACAGCACGACATACCGGAACGGCCCAATGCTGCCGCCGCTGGCCGTAATGGTCACGTTGGTGCCCGTCACGGTCACGGTGCCTGACGTATTGCTGCCGCTATTGGACGTGCTTACGCCGCCCGACGCATACCCGTTGCCCGAGCCAATCTCGGTAATGTCGCCCAGCACGGTGTTGGCGCTCACGCTCGGCGCGGTATTGGTCAACGCGACATTGAGCGTGTTGGCCGTGGACCCCGCACTGCCCACCACGTCATGGAACCCGGACGACAGGTCACCAGCAAACGTGTTGTATTTGACAAAAGTGGCCATGTCCCGTCTCCGTTACACCGAATACAGCGCAATCATGGCAGACGCCGTGGTTGACGTGCTATTGACGCGAATGCACTTGATGGGCAGCAGTTGCGCCGCACTGGTCGTAAACAACGCCGTGGACCCATCTTCAAACACCGCCACCACGTTGCCCGGTGCGCCGATGTAGATGGCATCTGCCGCCAACGGCTTGGTTACCGGATTGGCCGAATACGTACTGCCGTCAAAGTTGACCGTATCGCTCTTGGTAATGGCGATGGCCCGGTTGTAGACCGTGGATACCTGTGCAGCCATACGGCTCTCCTCTTACGCCTGGAACGTCGCCGTGGCCCGCGCACGCCTTTTGGGCGCAGGCACATCCGGCACATGGTCGTTGGTCGCCGCATCCGCCGCCGCCGCTTCGCGCTGCGCGGATTCGCTCAGTCGCTGGTCGGCATAATGGCGTTCTGCTGCCGCATCGGCAATGGCCCGCTGATGCCGTTCTGCATAGGCCAACGCCTCGGCGGGCGTGGGCCGCCATCCATTGTCCAGATGCCGACGCATTTCTGCATCGTCCCGCACAATGAGGTAGCAGCGACGACTCCAGTTTTCATCAAACGGGTCCGATACCGCCCACTGCCCGTTGTCCCGCTGATGGGCCTTGTAGAGCATCGCCGGAAACGGTTGGAACGTGTCGGGCTTCATGCCGCCTTGGCTTTGCGGCGTATCCCACTTGACGAATTCCTTGTCGTAGGCCGACTCTCCAGTTCTGACGACACCCATGTCGATCCCCTTGTCTGACAGAAAAGGAGCGCACCCGCCCTATTGCGGATGCACTCCTTCGTTGTGTGATTAGGCCCAGGCCGGCGATCCGACCATTGCCGTCGCGCCCGTGGGGCCGACCGACACCCAGTAGCCGTTGCAGGCCACGAGCAGGGACGACATCGCCAGCGTGGCCGAGAACGTGCCCACGTCGTACGACGCGCCGCCGTTGCCCAGACCGCCAGAGCAGGTCACCGTGTGCGCGGCCTTGCCGTTCGCCACGATGTGCAGGTACATGCCGTCCTGATCCTTGGTCGGGTTGGCCAGCGTCATCGCCAGCGCCGAGGTGCCGTTGATGACCGCAATGTTCCACTGCGCCGTGCCAAAGCTAATCGCGCCCGCCGCCGAATAGCTGGTCAGCGCCGTGGTCATCACGTTCGGCTGGGTAGTCACCGCTTGCGGAGCCGGTTGCGCGAAGTCAGACGGCAGTCCCGTCGTCACGTTGGCCGACGCCACATGCGCCGCCTGCACCGTGCCGTCCAGCCCACGCGTGACCGGGATGGTCGTCCCGCTCACATACTGCTTCGCTACCTGCATCAGTTCGCCGTCAACCTCAATGAGATTGCCCGCCGCGAACCCGGTGCCAGACGCCACCACAATTGAGGTGGCCGTCGAGGTCACCGCCGAGGACAGAGTCGTTGTCGTCAGAGCCATGTGTTCTCCTTAGCCCCACACGCGGGCAGCCAGACGCGGCTGAATGGTGGCCCACCCGAGCAGGATGTCCAGACGGCTGGGATTCTGGTCCGTGGCAATCTGGTACTGCTCGACCATGCGGATCGAGAACCCGAGCGCCTTGCTCTTGACCGTGGTGGCCGTGGCACCCGCGCCCGGCTTGACGAGGTCCGCCATGACCAGCGCAAACGCGTCCGGGTGGTAGACCAGCGACTGCGGCGACGCGGTGGTCGCCAGCGTGCCCGAGGCAGCCGCGGTTGCGCCGAGCACCGTGATGGTGGCGTTGTCTGCCGGCGAGGCCGACACCGTCTGAAGCGCCCCCGACGTGATAATCGACGGGCTGATGCTGATGGTCATCGCGCCCGACGTATCCGAGATGGTCGAGGTCACGACAAACTGCTGGAGACGGCCCGTGTCGGCATACGACAGCGGGTTGACCGTGTTGACGCCCGCAATGGTGAACACGTCACCCTTGTTCAGCGTGGACGCCCCCGACGCCCAGCCGTCCGTGATGATAGACGAGCCGGTCTGGCTAGCGCCGTTGACCAGCGGCGTGGACGACGTGAACGTGCCGGTGGTATGCACCAGCTTGTTCGGGTCTTGGTACCACTCGCCAATGCCGAGTTGGTTCCGGCCAAACATGCCGTTCTTGTAGTTCTCGCTGATGGTCGCTGACGGGTTGAAGATCGTCTGCGTGTTGGCTACGAGGGTCTGCATGGCCAGCGGGTCCAGTACCGCCACGCGCCCATCGAGCGGGGTCGCGAGGTCGGTCAGCTTGGTCATCGCCTGCAAGTAGGTCAGCGTGGCCGTCGGGGTCGTGCCGGGGGTGCCGACCGACGAGTAGATGTCGCGGACCACGGTGTTGAACCCGAGCACATCAACGGCGTTGGCCAGCGATTCCGCCGCCGGGCTGACGTAGCGCTCACGGATGTTGTCCAGCTCCGTCGTCGCCTGGGCCGACGAGTAGCCAAACGCGACGTTCTTCTGGTTGGTCAGCGTAATCGGCACCGTCTGGTCATAGAGCGCCTGCATTTGCAGACCCTGACCGTCGGTGACCGCAAAACGCTGAGGCAAACGCGCATTGACCGTGTTGCCCACCTTCGCGCCGGCCTGCTCGTACTGGTCGTCATACGACCGATTGACGTTCGCGGCGAACTTCAGCGCGTTGATGTAGCCTCGCGCCACTTCCTTCGTAACCCACGTCGGGGTTGCCAGTGTATTTGCCATGCCTCGTTACCTGCCGGCTCGTTGCACACGGTCGCGGTGATTGGCCCGCCGGATGTATTCCTCAATGGGCAAATCGTCCGACAACTCGTTGTCGTCGCCGGCGCTAGGCGCACTCCCCATCGGCTTAATAGGAGGCTTTGCGCTACTAATAGGACGCGGCGTCGATGCTGGGCCGATGGAAGAAGCAGCATCAAGCCGACCTTGCAGTTTCGCCATTGACCACCGGAGGTCATCCGGTGATTGCAGCGAGGCGAGGCGCTGAAATTCGGTATCGAAGTGTTCGGACAGATATTGCAACAGGCGCGGCCCGTTGTCTGCCCGCAGGACTTCTTCCGCAATCGCATTATACACGGTTGCGCTTTTGCGTTCGTCGGGCGTCAAGGCGCTCCACGGTTTCAAGTCCAGCAGTTCGGGCCGAATAGACGTTTCAAACGTCGGGTCCGACGCTTGCGCCTCTCGCCATTGCTGCTGCCAGTGCCGCACCCGTTGGTCTTGTTCGCGCAGGGCCAAGTCTGCGGCTTGCCGCTGCAAGTCCTGCTGCCGCGTTTCCTTGATGACCTGCCGCGCCGCCCATTGCGCCTGGGCGCGGACAAACGCATCGTAGGTCTCAAACGCATCCAGCGTCGGTTCTGGATCGGTTCCGTCTCCGGCTGTCGGCACGGCCTGGCGCTGCTGCTTGGTCAATTCCTCGCGCAGCCGCTGCAATTCCGCCGTTTCGGCTTCCATGGCGCGACGCGCTTCATGCCGCTTGGCGGTCAATTCGTCAATTTCGGCCTGAATCGACTGCTTGCGGGCGTCTGCGCCGCGCTTGGGCTTCGGGTCAGCAGGCTTCTCGGCCTCGGGGGCCGTAGACGGCGCATCCGTGCCCGCAGGTGCGGCCTCAGTCGCCTCCGGTTCCGGTGTCGGGTCCGCCAGCGCCCCGCGCACTGATTCTTCCGTTTCTCCCGTGGACGTCACGATGAAATCGCCGTCCTGTACCGTCACATCAGCCATACGGTCCCCTTAGCGTGCTTTCTTTGGATGCAGATACGTGCCGAGATTGTTGTGCGGACGGGTGCCTCCAGGCTTCCGCCCCGCGCTCGTTTTCGTCGCCGGTTGATGCTTCACGCCGTCCGACTTGTCTTTCACATCCGGCTTGCGCTCTGGCAATTTCTTGGTCGGCGTCTCCGCAAATTCCTTCAATTGCTTCAGCGACATCGACTGCCGCACGTCCTGCGCTTTCGTGAACGATGCGCCGTGCGCCGCCGCGGCCATCACCCGCTGTTGCGCTTTACTCGTGGCCGGCATCGCGGTCCTCCCGTGCGGGCGTGGGCATCGTGCGTTGATGCGCGTGTTCCCGCATCTGCGTGTCTGACTCGTGCATCGCGTCCAGATGGTGCGCGTTCAGGTCGTGCTGCCGGTCCATCGCCGCGTCATGCGATTGCTGCACCAACGTCTGCGCTTCTGCCGTTAGTTGCGCCTCGACTTGCTTCAGTTTCAGCGTGGCTTGCAGTTCGACCGCCGCCAGTTGCGCCTCGTTCCGCAGGCGTTGGACTTCAATGTCTTTCTCGGCGGCCAGTTTGGCTTCTTGCAGCCGCGTCTCGTTGTCCAGCCGCGCCTTTTCCAGCATGGCCTGCTGCTTGACGGCGTCGGTCTGGAGCTTCTGCATGGCGTCTTGCAGTTGCGACCCCACCGCCGACAACATCTGCGCCTGCTGCGCGAGTTGCTGCTGCAACGCTTGCGGCGATTGGTCATCCCCGCCCTGCAATTGCGGCGGACGCATCTTCTTGAGGTCTTCCGCCACTTCTTCGTGGCCCGGCCAATCCTGGAACTTGGCCCAGTAGTAGGACAAAATCGGCACCAACGCAGGGTCCGACTGCATCAGTTGCCCGAGTTGGTCGCTGCCGGCC